TCACTTTGCGGATGTGAGGGCATCCAGGGCCTTTACGGCGCTTTCTGCCATGTCTTCCGTCACATGGGTATAGATGGCCATGGTGGTAGTGGGATCATTATGTCCTACCCGCTGCATGATTGCTTTCAGGGGAACACCCTGTTCCGCCAATAGGGAAATATGGGTGTGTCGAAAAATGTGAGTGGTCAGCTTTTTAGGGAAATGGATCCTCTTCAGGATGTGGTTCACAAAGGTAATATCCAGGGGGCCGCCTTCCCGGGTGGTGAAAATCCATTTTTCTCCGGCTTTGTCATGGGATGTAGGGTACCAGGCCCGCCGCCGCTTATTCTTCAGCATATAGTAGTCCAGGATTTCCCGGGACCGGGTATCCAGGGCCACGTGGCGGATGGAATAGACGTTTTTCGGGGTGCCCCGGACCGGCTGCTCTCCTTTCCCCAGGCCCCACTGGAGGGTTCCATTGACGTACAGGCTGTCCTTTTCATAGTCCTGATCCCGGAGGGCTGCCAGCTCCCCGAAACGGAGGCCTGTGAGGGCCTGCAGTTCGCAGGCGTCGGCCACCAGGGGCGAGATCTTCCGGAGTGCGGCCAGGACCTGCTTCAGTTCCACCCTGGACAGGAATTTTTCCCGCTGGTTCTCTACGGCTTGGATGCTTTTGGGCGGCCGTTTGATTTCCACCCGGTTCACCAGGTCCATGGAGTTAATGAGGCCCAGCTTGTAGGCACGGTTCAGAGAGCCCCGCAGCATGGTCAGGACCTTCCCCGCATAAACTACGGAATTCTGCAGCACGATTTCATCCAGCATTTTCTGGATCATGGCCGGGGTCATCCTGCCCACCAGGGTGTCTTCCGGGAAATACCTGGCAATTTTGGCCCGGACCGTCACGTAATTCTTGAAGGTAGTGGCCTTTACGAAAGCTTTCTGGGCATCCATATAGGCGCCGATCAGATCAAACAGCAGGGTAGGTGCGTCGGCTTCCTGCTTTTCAGCGATCAGCTGCTGCAGCTTTTCCCTGGCAGCTTTCTGGGCAATCCGGGAATTGGACGGAAGGGTGACCGATACCTTGCGCCGCTTCCCGGTTAGCCGGTCCACATAAGTCTCCCGGTAAACAAAACCGTTTTTATTCTTTTCAATCCACATACAAAGACTCCTTTTTAATGTAACCCCGCCAAACCGGCAGGGCTATTTCTAACCTACGAGCTTATAAATGGCGTAGCTAAATAAAATAATGGCGATTATCAGAATAACCAAAAGACAGCCTGTACTATTTTCGTTTGCAGTGCTTGACCGTACTCTTGTCATTTTTGAATTAGAATTGGCAGCTGGCTGCCCGCTGTCAATTCCAGAAGGGAGCACAAGCTCTGACGTCTTTAAATGTTTTGCATAATTAACAAGCCTAGGAATATAGTTCAACAATTTTTCGAAGGTGACGCCTTTGAACCAATAAATATCAATGTCATCCTGAGCTGAAGGCGTTATGACCTGTATAGTATGCCCAAAACGGGAGAATTTCACCCTTCCAAACTGCATGTTTTTGTACTGCAGGTTCAAAGTGCCATCTTTGAACTTATGAACATGAAGAAGATTTCCACTAATACCTGCCTGATTTAATTGATGGGCAAGTTCATCGAAAAACAGTTCTTCGTGTCGGATAATATCGTCCTTTGTGTAAATTGCCTTACGAGCCTTTTTTTCATTAGAATCTTCCACTACATAAGCCATACATTGCCTCACGACCTTATTATTTCAATTATTTTTTACAGTTAGGGCTTTCAACGGCCTCGAAAACCGGAAAGGCGATTTCCCTCAAAACTTTCTTCGCAGCTCTACCACCTTCCCCAAAATCTGGATGGGGAGGGATTCGATTTCCTTGCGGTTATAGAAGTGCGGGGTGTAAATGGCCACGTTGTGGCCGATAAGGGTCAGGCCTTCTGGGGATTCTTTGACTTCCTTCACAGTGGCCTCGTCCCCGTTGATCAGCACGATGGCAATTTCCCCGTTTTCGACTTCCGGCTGCTGGCGTACAATGACCACATCTCCTTCGTGAAGGGTGGGCTCCATGGAACGGCCTTTTATCTCTAATGCAAAAAATTCCCCGGCACGGCCCATCTGCTCGGGAATTTCTTCGAAACCAGATATATCCGTAACGGCATTTATGGGAACTCCGGCCACAACTTTCCCCAGTACAGGTATGCGGTATCCCCCAGGGACTGGGACCATCACGGAATCTTCTCCATGAGATGGGGGAAGGGTGTAGGTTATGGAAGAGGGCTCTGGATCATTCCAGCCCATAAGCACAGCGGGCGTTAATTTAAGGGCTTTTGCTAATGATACTATAACGTTCCGTCTCATATTTTCAATTTCTCCAGATTCCCATCTGGATACGGTGCCCTCACTAACGCCAACCTTTTCTGCTAGTTCTTTCATTGTCATACCTAATTCTAGTCTTTTTGCTTTAATGATGTCTTTTACTGGTTTCACTCAAATCACACTCCTTTTACAGATAGTTATATTATATTGTTGCACTTGCGTTTTTGCAATAGTTGTAAACGAATTCGCAAAAAGACTTGCAGAAACGTATTGCAAAAAAGAAAATGCTGTGGTATCATAATCTTGCGGAAACGCAAGATTAAAAGGGGGTGGATAGAATGTTTGATAAGGCTCTTTTCAAGTATACCGTTGAAAAGAAACAGCAGACTCTAGAAAGTGTGGCTGCGCACATCGGGATTAATCCTGCGACTTTATACCGCAAAATGAGCGGTATTAGTGATTTTAATCGGAAAGAAATTCAAGAAATCAAGGAATTTCTGGTCTTGAGTGATGAAGAATCCAACAGTATTTTTTTTGCATAATAACTTGCGTAAACGCAAGCTAACAAGGTGACAACATGCAGTATCGAGATCCAAATACCAACTATGTGTATATGATCTGGCCCCGCATTGTAAGCCGCCGGGAAAAATGGCGGGTGTTTTACAAATGCGCCTGTCACGGGCTCCGGGTGGTCCCTGGCACGGTGTGGCGGGACCTGCTGGAGGAAGCGTAAGGAGGAATCAGACAATGATTAACACGGACTGCAGCATCTGCCCATTTGCGGACAAGTATCAGAGGCACCCACGAAGCGAAGGCGGTCTTGGGCTGTGCCCTAAAGTTGAAATTGGTTGGGCATCGGCAACCTGCAAGGCGTGCCATTTTACTGGCAAAGTCGGCAACTCGGGCGGTGCAAAGATTCGGAACTTCCGAACCTGCAAGCTGCTCCCCTATGAACCGATTGTACAGAACATCAAAGGGCACAAGAAAAACTGCCCATTCATGGAACAGGTAATAAAGGAAAGAGCTCAGCCACAGTATCCGATCAGACGGGATGCCCAGACAGAGCTAGAGCTGGATGAAGATAATTAGAAAGGAGGCCCGTTATGGAGGTCAAAGTAAAGCTGGCGGACGACGCGCCAGAATACGGGAAAGTCGCCACCATCTGCAAGCGGTTCAGCCTGGGCCAAACATCGGCCCGGAACCTGATCCATCAGATGCAGCGGGACAGAAAATGGAAAAAAGGCGTCATTGCCTACGGCAGGATGCTTCTAATCAATATCAGGATGTTTGAAGCATTCCTGATTTCGAAGAGCTACTAGGGGAGGTGGGAAAATGGACGCCATGATGATAAACGACATCCTGAACAACCTCCGGTACCGCCGGATCATCCTAGGGAAGACCTGCACCAAAGTGGGAATCCAGGCCGGTCACTGCGGGTCCTGGCTCTCCCAGGTGGAAAATGGCAGCATCCAAACGGTAAAAGAAAAGGACCTGGAAAAAATCTGCCAGGCCCTGGATACCAACCTGGAAGAAATGAGCAAGCACAGGGACCTTATTACCAGGATCACCAGAAAGGAAGCAGCCTTTGGGCTCAGAAACCTGGAAAAGATCCGGAAGCGGCACAAGAAAACGGTGGAGGAGTTCAACCGTCAATTGGGCCTGTGCGATGGCCGGTTGCGGCAGGTGCTGAGAGGCTACAACCAATTCGGGGTTCTAACCTGGCTGAAAATCGCGGACAAGCTGGACATCCCACTGGCAACATTGATCGGGAGGGAGACGAAATGAGGAAAGAACCGAAAAAAGCACCGCTTCCGGTGCTGATGATCCTGCTGCCCTTTGTGGCGGCAATGACTCTGTGGGACCTGGCCGGCTGGCTGGTGGCCGTCATTTGGGACGGGGTACAGCGCCTGGGGCCCCGGTTCCAGGGTTTTGTCCTGGGCATGTGGGCAGGCATGGCCCTGTTCCTGTTTGCGGCTACCATGGCCGCGTTTGGCTGATTAAAAAGGGAGGATTTGAAATGAAATACTATTCCATTGACCAAGAAACGGCAAGACTGGCGAACGAACTGAAGGATAGAGCCAGGGAAAAGGATTACACACTGCTGCTGTACCTGGGGAACTGCCCGTTGGATAGCGATGAAATGGAGAAAATGCAACCGGTAGATAGCATTATCACATCGAATGGGAGCAGGGATTCCATTACTTTCGGGGTTATCTTCCTGCTGCAGCAGATTATCCATGCTTTCCAGAACGCCGCCGAAAATAAGGCCGCCGGGTGGCTGTTAGTGGCAGCTTTTTCAGCGGCCGTTACAAGATTCGGTCTTGATCCGGATTTTGGCCCGGACCATGTAGATAAAGACAATACAGATAAATACGATGCCTAGGAGGCTGCCATGGGTGAGATTTGGCAAACCATGCAGTGGATCGACGAAGAACGAAACCGTAAATGGCACGGGGCCAAAGAGGTTTACCTGAACAGGCCATTTGTTACCGGATATTTTCCTCCGGCAAAAAAGGACCTGGCAAGAGAAAATAAAACCACCGTCTTACAAGCTGAGTCCCGAACTGAAAAAAAGTCTGGCTCGAGCAAGCTAAATCAGGAATCAGAAAAGGAACTGGAAAAGAAGCTGGTCCAACTGGAAGCTGACTTCCTGGATGACTCACCGGAAGCAGAGACCAGACGGCAGAAGATGCGGGAAGATTGGACGGCCCGGCTGGAGGCCAGAAAGAAAAAGCTGGAAGCCGCCCTGGCAATCCTGCCAAAGAAAGCCTTGTGACGAAAGGAAAGGGAAGATCATGAGTGACGAAGTAATCAAACAACCGGATCCGTTGGAGCTGATCGAGATCGTACCCGGATACCGGGAAACCAGAAGCACGAAGCACCTGGACAAAGCCCTCCAGGTGTTTCACCAAAGCATCAAGAATAAGGGTCTGAAGAAGTCCTGCGAGGCCAGGGTGAAAACCCGGACCGGCGTGGAATTTTCCTACTGGTATGTGGCGTTCTCTGACCTGCTAAATTCCATTGAGGAATCTCTATTGGAAGCAGGCCTGGAACTGAAACAACCGCCGATCCAGGCAGGAAACACCGCTTTTGGAGTGCTGACCATCCTGAGCCACCCGGAAAGCGGGGAAAAGATCGTGTCCGGTCCATTCCTTCTGAACAACGAAAAAGGAGGGATAACTGGGGCCGGGGCGGCCTGCACCTCTGCCAGCCGGTACAGTGTTACTCGTCTCCTGGGGATTGCCCTGGACGATGATGAAGATGGGCAACAAAGCCAGGGAAGCAGCTACACTCAGGGGCAGGGATACAGCAGCCGGCAGAAACCGGCAGCCGGACAGCAGGCCCAGGGGAAGAAGTACGAATGGAACCATCCGTTCCCACAGCCCGGGTTCATCAAGGACCATCCTAACCCCAACCAGGTCAAAATCCTGGAAACCATGTGCGAAAAAGTCAAGAAGTACCCGTCCAATGTGGCCAGCCAGTTCGGGGCTGCTGATTTTGCCAGCATGGGCTTCAAACAGTACCGGGACGCCTATGCTGCCATTGGGGATGAAATGATCAAAAAAGGCTGGACCAATGTGAACGGGATCTGGCGGGAAAAGCAACCGGCGCCTGCTCCTGCTCCCAATAGCCCCATGGATCAGTTCGGTGACCCGGAACAGCCAATCTTTGACGAAGAAGTACCGTTTTGATGGAAAACTTTAAGGAAAGGGGGTGATTTCTTTGCAGCCAAATTGGATTTATGAGATCAACGCATTTTACAACTGGGCAGAAACAACTGAAATCAAGCCGGACGCCATCTCGCTTTGGCACGCCTTGATGTTCACGGCGAACAAGGCTCACTGGAAGAGCCGGTTCAATGCTTCTGCCAGCTTACTGTGCGCAAGATCGGGCTTATCTAAATCGTCTTTTCAGCGGGCGAGGAATGCGCTGTCACAGATGGGCAGAATCAAGTTCTATTCTCGTAAAGGGAACCAGAGCGCTGTATACGAAATCATCTTCTTCAGCGATAACGGTGTGGTTCAATATGAACCACAAAGTGAATCACAATTGGACCACAAACCATTTGTGACCCAATATGAACCACAAAGTGAACCACAATCCGAACCACAATCCGAACCACAACCTGGGCACATACTTAAACATAAACAAGAAATAAACAAAACAACGACTACTGTTTCGTTGTCGTCCTCTGAAGGGATGAAAGAAACGTGCGAGCTGTTCGAGAAGAACGTCCATCCTTTCAGCGGACTGGTGGAAAGGGATATGCTCTGCGACTTGGTAGAGACTTACGGATCTGCCTGGGTCCAGGGCGCTATCCGGGAGGCTATCCGTCAGGGAGCCCTGCGGCTGAGCTATATTACCGGGATCCTGAAGTCCTGGAAGGCTAAAGGCGGTCCGATCATGCAGCGGAAGCCGGCAAGGGAAAAGACCCTGACGGCGGCAGAGAGGGAAGATCTCATACGGGAGGGATTCGAGCTATGAACGAAGTCAAGGATTACCTCGAAAAACTGGCCGGGCACAGAGTTACGCCCAGGCCATGGGACTACACGGACAGCGATGGCTGCCTGGTATGCGGGAAGTGCCACCAGCGCCGGGAAACGCTGATCCAATGGCTGGCCGACGACGAAGGCAAGCGGGAAACCCGGAAGGTGGCCGTCATGTGCGATTGTGAGAAGCAGCAGGCGGACCGGGAAAAGCTGGAAAACCAACGGAAGCAGCAGAGCTACCGGATCAGCCAGCTCCAGAGCTATGGCTTTTCTCCGGCCCAGCTGGAAGGGCTGACCTTCCAGCACTGCGACTGGCAGGGAGAACATACCCGGCTGGCCTGGAACTATTTCCAGCATTTTGACGAAATGAAGGCGGCCGGGGCCGGGCTGCTTTTCTACGGCAATGTGGGGACCGGGAAGACTTTCTTGGCCGGCTGCATTACCAATGCCCTTCAGGCCCAGCACCGGACAGCTTTCATGACTACATTCGCACGGCTGGACCGGGAGCTGTCCAACTGGGCCACCAAAGACGACAAAACGGCAGCCCTGGATCGGATCACGGGCTGCGAACTGCTGGTGATCGATGACCTGGGCATTGAGCAGAAGAACCCCCGGATCCTGGAAACAGAATTCCAGGTGATCGACGCACGGGCCAGGGTCAAAAAGCCGATGATCATCACCACTAATCTGTCCCCGGCGGATTTTGGGGCAGAAGGCTGGGGATACCGGCGGATCTATGACCGGATCATCGGGAGCTGTAAGCCGGTATGCTTCAGCGGTAAAAGCCGCCGCCGGCGGTCTCAGGAAAAGGACAGATGGGCCCGGATCGACAAGCTGCTGCAGGAGGGATGAAAAGGATGGCAAAGAAAACTGATGACAAGCAGCGGAAGCTGAAACGGTGTGCTGCCTGCCCCTGGGCCAGGCCCCGGGAGTATGCTCCATACCCCAGGCTGTGGGACTACATGACCTGCAGCAGGGCGGGGGAGAAAATTGCGGCAGTGGGATTTTGTCCGTTGATACAGTAAGGGGAGGAATGAAAATATGAGAGCGATAAATCGGGTTTTAAGGGACCTTTTAAAGCTATCGGCAGCAAATCCTACTCTGCCAATCGTGGCCATGGTCCGAAGCGAAGTTGTAGATGGGGAAGATTACGGATGCTGGGCCGGTATGGTCGTGGGAGCGGAAATTGAAGAACTATGGACATGTTGGGAATATGACGGCAGGACCTGGACGCGAGAAGAAGCTGAAGATGATCTGGCTGATTTCATGGAGAGCATTGGCCAAACCGAAGAAGTCGAGAAGATACAATCTCTTCCTGATGGGCCGCTGTTTGAACGAGCTGCCATGAAGTTCATTGCCGGACTACCCTGGGAAAAAGCGATTGTGCTGTTTGTTGATACGCTTGAGAGCTAATCAAAGAGGAGGGACTTTAGCCATGACAAGAACAGCATGCTTCCGGATTGAGGGGCGGCTTCCGTGTATGAACGACATCATCAACGTGGCCAGGACCAACCGGTACGGCAGCGCGAAGCTGAAGAAGGATACCCAGGAACAACTGGAATGGGTTATGAAGGCCACCCTGGCCAAAGATAACCGCCTGGGGATGCAGTTCCCTGGCCATGTGGTGGTTGAGGTCCAGTTCTTTGAGGACTATGGCCGGAACCACAGAAGGGATGACGACAACGTCATTGGAGGCGGCTGCAAGTTCATCCTGGATGCCATGCAGGAAATCGGGCTGATCAAGAACGACAGCCCGAAATACTGCCACCTGAAGGCAGAACGGTTTACGGATTTCGATGGAAATCCGCACATCCTGGTGAAGGTGACAGAAGACCGATGAAAGAAGGGAAGCCCATGTATTACAATTCGTACGAACAGGAAGTTTACCGGTACCTGAAAAACTACATCGACTGGGGGCAATACAAGGCCAGCCTGGAAAAGGAAGTTGCAGAACTGGAAACCAAACTGGCCATTGTCCCAGGTCCCAAGGGCACCCGGTTTGGATACAACGGGGGTGGGTCCGGCGGCTGGCACAAGGACAGCGAAGAGGAAACAGCCACCCTGCAGCGGGAAGAAGACTATACAGATCTGGAAGCCAAAAGGAAAGATCTGGAAGTCCTGGCTGACCGGCTGGGCCGGATTGACAGAGCCCTGCAGGAGCTGCCCTCTATGGATCAGACAATCATCATGCAGCGGACGGTATACGGCAGGACCTGGATCGAAATCGCCCACATGGTCCACATGGATGAAAAGACCTGCAGGGACCGGTTCAACCGGAAGCTGCTGCGGCGGCTGGCCATCCAGGTGTGCGGGCCTAAGGCAGACCCGGCCAACCGGCGCCGGAAATTCATCCTGCTGTAATAAGAGATAGATTGAAAATTCCGAAAACCCACCCGTTTTTCACCCGTCTTTTGGCGTTTTTCCGTGATATACTGGTATCGTGGTGAAAAGGAGATGACCTCCGCCTCTTCACACAGCTCATTTCAATCTTCCCTTACGAAATGAAAGCATGAGAGATACCCAGAGTCAAGAAAAAACGCCAGCAGATCTTGAAATCTGCCCAGGCGTTTTTTCTTTTGCCGGAAAGGAATGGCCATGGAAATTATTGAAAAGCCCATTGGAAGCATAACCCCATATGAAAAGAACCCAAGGGACAATGATGCAGCAGTGGAATACGTGGCCAATTCTATCCGGGATTTCGGGTTCAAAGTGCCAATTGTTGTTGACAGAGATGGGGTCATAGTGGCCGGGCACACCCGGTTAAAAGCGGCCAAACGGCTGCACCTGAAGACTGTGCCATGTATTGTGGCGAATGATCTGAGCCCGGAAAAGATTAAGGCTTTCAGGCTGGCAGACAATAAGGTTGGGGAAATGGCTACATGGAATCCGGATCTGTTACTGGGAGAACTAAAAGACCTGGTGGATCTGGATTACCCTATGGATCAGTTCGGATTTGATCTGACAGGGCTGGATGTTGCCATGGACCCAGAAGACAATGAAGAGCAAGAAGAAAAAGAAAACGAACGGGAACGGACCATGGACGCATATAACCTCCATGACTATGATCCTGGGCGTACAGCAGGGTTTTACCAGATGCCCCTGATCCAGTCATGTAAAGGGATTCCCACAGAGCTGATAGGGTTCAACTATATGCTGACGACTGAGCCACGGCCTGGGCTGGGAATCCATTTCTATGTGGACGATTACCAGTTTGAACGGGTATGGAACCAGCCCCAGGAGTACTGCGAAAAGCTGGCAGCCTTTGATTATGTGCTGACACCCGACTTTTCCCTTTATCTGGATATGCCCATAGCCATGAAGATCTGGAATGTGTACCGGTCCCGGCTGATCGGGCAGATTCTCCAGGATATGCAGGTAAAGGTAATCCCTACACTGTCCTGGGCGGAAGATGCCAGCTTTCAATTCTGCTTTGATGGGATTGAACCCGGCGGCACGGTTTCTGTTTCCACTATCGGGGTGAAACGGGACAAGGAATCCATGGAAGTATGGAAAACTGGGATGGATGAAGCCATGAAGCGGCTGAAACCATCGGCCATTGTGGTATACGGTGGGGATATCGGTTATAAATTCCCGTGCAAGGCAATTTATTTTGAAAATGCTGTTACGGAGAAGATGAAGAGTGGGCGGTAGAGGAGCCAGCAGCGGAATAAGTACCCAAAAAATAAAGTATGGGAAGGAATACCATACCATACGGGAGAAAGATGCTAATGGGAAAATGCATTTTCTCAAGATTGGAAATATCAAATTCATACTTCAAAATAAAGATGGCTCGGCCAAAACACCCATGGAAACCATGACTAAAGGGCGTGTTTACGTTTTGGTAGTAAATAAGAAAACAGGCGCAAAACTCAAGAGTATTACTTACTATGACAATAGCCTTAAAAGGTCAAAACAGATTGATTTGGATCATCCACATCAGGGAGAGAATCCACATACGCATTTAGGGTACATACATGATGAATATGGAACACGGAAGCTAACTATGAAAGAGAAAAGGCTGGTTGCCTTTGCACAGAAAACGTGGGATAATTGGATTGCGAAGCATGGCGTAGGGTGAGCGCGCCTTGATAGAGGAGGCTCCGGTTGAAATCCGGATACTTCGCATGAAGCAGAATCGGAAACGGTTCTGCTTTTTTATTGCCAGAATAGGGGGGAGTGCATGGATAGCAATACTTTCCAGCTGAAAATGCTGGGGAAGTCTCTGGTAATGGTAACCGACCAAGATATTGTTTTCCGGCGCAAGCATGGGAGGTGGGCCCTGTGGAACAGCGAAACAGAAGAGGAAAAGGTATTCCAGGATACCGAAAGCCTGCTGGATTACACCATTGGTGGAAAGAAGATAGGCGATATCCTGGACGAAAAAGAAGATTTCTCCATCCCCCTTGAAGGAGGGAGAGGCGCTTCTGGCAGCAGCGGTATGAAATCTTTTAAATTCGGGCATGCCAGTGGTGGGGGAGGAGGGCACAATAAGTCGGATTTACCCGCAAGAGTCAATGTAAGAGTAAAAGTGAAAACGCCAGAGAATGCCATAAAAACATTCATGAATCGGGCCGCATTGCGGCCCGAAAGAGAACATTCTGTCACCATAGACCGGATGGGCTTTGCCAACAGTTACACCCATGGTGGAAGTTCTTCTGTCAGCCTGGGACGGATCCGAAAAGGGGATTTGGCTGTGCATAATCATCCCAGCGGTGGGTCTTTCTCTGACACGGATCTGATTACAGCGTCCCAGCAAACTGGCCTGCGTGGTATTGTGGCGACCTATGACAAGGGAATGTTTGGCGGACAAGGGTACCGGCTTATAACCAAAGGAACCCATTTTAAAGCAGAGGCATTTGCGAAAGCAGTCAAGACGGCTTCCATGCGGGGCAAGGACTATGATGACGCGGTAGACCGTTGGCTGTCCAGAAACCAGAAAAAGTATGGGTACAAATTCAAAAACATAAAGGTGTGACAGCGGCTGCTGTCTTTTTTTATTGGATTTTTCAACAGGATAGTGGGAGACGATGAATGATGAAAACTTAGTCCCTAACAATCAACGAACACCGAGTGAACGCCGAGAAAATGCAAGAAAAGCCGGACAAGCTTCCGGGCGTAAACGCCGGGCATTAAAGACGTGGAAAGAGCTTACCAGGGAAGTACTGAGTATGCCAATGAAGCCAGGCAAAGTTGACAAAAAAATCAAAAGCCTGGCAGAAGCCAAAGAGAAAAACTTGCGGGTCCAGGACGCCATGATTTTGGCACAGACGGTCCAGGCCATGAAAGGAGATACCAAAGCATTTGGCATGCTGGCTGAGCTTTCTGGGCTCTTTGATATGGAAGCCCCTACCCAGCAGCCGCTGACCGTACCAGATGATACAAACTTGATCATACCGGCTTTTGATGGGCTGAGCGCTGATATTAAACGGCATTTGCACACCCATTACTGGCTGAAGGGCGGCCGCGGCAGCACAAAGTCTTCTTTTATATCTTTGCAGATTCCAAAGCTAATGATTGCCCATCCTGATGTGCACGCGGTTGTGCTGCGAAAGGTTGGGAACACCTTGAAGAATTCCGTTTACCAGCAAATTGAATGGGCCATTGAAGAACTGGGGCTGATGGATGAATTCAGTTTCAAAAGATCCCCCATGGAAATTACCTTGAACCGGACAGGACAGAAAATCCTGTTTTTCGGGGTGGATGACAAGGCAAAACTGAAATCCCTGAAAATGCCCTTTGGTTATGTCGGGGTGCTCTGGTATGAAGAACTGGATCAGTTCGCCGGCATGGCGGAAATCCGGAACATCAACCAGTCCCTACTGCGGGGCGGCCCGGCCACCTGGTGCTTCTATTCATTTAACCCACCAAAGAGCCGGGACAACTGGGTGAATGTGGAGCAGCTGACAGACAGATCAGATCGGCTGGTGAGCAGCAGCAATTACCTTTTGGTCCCCCATGATTGGCTGGGCGAACAGTTTTTCATAGAAGCAGAAGCCCTGAAAGAGCAGAGACCGGACCTGTATGCCCATGAATACCTGGGAGAAGTGACGGGCACAGGGGGCGATGTGTTCGGCAATGTGGCAGACCTGGAAATGACGGATGAAATGATCAACAACCAGTTCGACAATATCCGGGATGGGATTGATTTTGGTTTTGCCATTGATCCCTTTGCCTACACAAAAATGCATTATGATCCGAAAAAGCACGATCTGTACATTTTCGATGAGGTCTACGGCGTCCAGATATCCAATGAAAAAGCCTATGAGCTGGTGAAAGACCGGATCGGAAACCGATATGTCAACGCTGACAGCGCGGAACCCAAAAGTATTGCCCGGCTGTGTGATCTGGGGCTGCGGTGCTTACCGGTCAAGAAAGGCCCGGACAGCCGGGACTTTGCTATTAAATGGCTTTCAGATCTGGCCCATATATATATCGACAAACGCCGCTGCCCCAACACTTACCGGGAATTCGTGGGGTATGAATTTGCCCAGGACAAAGATGGAAATTTCATCAGCCAGTACCCAAAGGCCAATGATCATACCATCGACAGTGTACGGTATGCGCTGCGGCAGGATATGGATGGGGCCACTTATTCTTTTGATTGATGGAGGACAAATGTTTCTCAATAATTTTATCGGGATGCTGCTGAAGGCTGGAAGCCGGCAGAACATGACAACCAAACAGTTTCTGGAGAAAGAAATCTACTACTGGATCAACAGCCCGGAACGCCGGCTGCAGCTTACAGGAGACGCCTATTACCGTCAGGAACAGGCTATTGAGCATAAGCAGCGTACGGTGATCGGAGAAAATGGGGCTGTGACTACGGTACATAATTTGCCCAACAATCGCCTGGCTGACAACCGCTATGCGTTCCTGGTGGATCAAAAAGCCAATTATCTGCTGGCCAAACCAGTAGATGCCAGGGCGGGCAACGAAGCCGCCCAGGATATGGTTAATGATATTTTTGGTTCCAGGTTCCGCCGAACCCTGCGGGCTGTGGGGAAAGATGCCTTGAATTGCGGAATTTCCTATTTGTTCCCCTATGTGGACAGTGCCGGGGAGCTGGCATTCAAGCGTTTCCATGGCTATGAAATCCTTCCTTTCTGGAAAGATCAGGATCATACCGCCCTGGATGCTTTTTTGCGGATGTACCCCCAGGAAGTCTATGAAGGACAAACCAAAAAAATCGTGCAGCGGGTTGAATGGTACACCCTGGATGGGGTGCAGAAGTTCATTTATGAGGCTGGAAGCCTGAAACCAGAAAGTACAGATATTTTCCCCTATGTTGTGATCAACAGCGGGGAAGGGGAACCGGTAGAAACAAAATCTTTCAACTGGAGCCGCATCCCATTGATCCCGTTCAAGCTGAACAGTGAGGAAATCCCCCTGATCAAGCGGGTAAAATCACTGCAGGATGCTTTGAATGTCATGTACAGTGGCTACATGGACAATATGCAGGAAGACCCACGGAATGCCATTTTGGTGCTGCACAACTACGACGGCCAGAATATGGCTGAATTCCGGCGGAACCTGGCTACTTATGGCGGTGTAAAGGTCCGGGACCCGGGCGGTGTGGATGTGCTGGCCGTACCGGTGAATTCGGAGAATTACCAGGCCATCATCAACCTGTTGAAACGGGCTATCATCGAAAACGGCCGGGGTCTGGATACAAAGGATGACCGGCTGACAGCAGGAAGCCCCAATATGATGAATATCAGATCCATGTATACGGATCTGGATCTGGACGCTGATGACATGGAACTGGAATTCCAGGCCAGCATGGCGGATCTCATGTGGTTTGTGAATACTTTTAATTCGGCCCTGGGACGCCCTGTAACAGACGTCCAGTTCATTTTTAACCGGGATACCATGGTCAATGAATCTGAAGTGATTAATGACTGCCGTGCCAGCGTGGGAATCATCAGCCAGGAGACTATTATTGCCAATCATCCCTGGGTCAAAGACAGCAAGAAAGAACTGGAACAAGTCCAGCAGGAACAGGCGCAACAGATGGCTGCCATGGACCCCTATGGAGGGAATGAAGGATGGAGCAAAAACAACGGGACCCACGGTTGACAAAAAATGCAAAATACTGGTGGAAGAAACGGGCTACGGCTGTAGAAGAAGCCCAGTACCAGGACGAAATGAACTTGGCACGGGATATGCAGCGAGCCCTGGATTATGCCTATACCAGCATAGAAAAAGAAATCTATGCATTGTATGGAAAATATGCCGAAAACAACCAGATGACCCTTGCAGAAGCCCGAAAGTATTTGACAGATGCAGAACGGGAAGAGTTCCGTCATATCCTGCAGCAATATATTGATATGGCCAGAAACAATTCTGACGGCCGTTTTGACAAGCTTTTAGACGCTTTGAGTACCAGGGCAAGGGTCAGCCGCCTGGAAGCCCTCCAGGCCCGTTCTGCCCTTTATATCCGGGAAGCCTATGGTGGTATGGATAGCGCCATGCTAAGCAAGCTGGAAAACCTGATTACAGATACCAGCATGCGGACGGCCTACGACATTCAGACTGCGAAAGCCTACTATGAGCCTTTTGCCCAGGTGGACAAAAAATCCATAGACCGGGTCCTGGCTAAACCCTGGGCCCCGGATGGCAAGACCTTTTCAGACCGGCTATGGACGAACCAGAAAGATTTGATTAATACAGTACAGGATGAAATGGTAAAAGGGTTTACCAGCGGTGTAGACCCTGCTGCCATGACCAAAAGCCTGATAAGCCAGTTCGGGGTTGCCAAATATGCGGCCCAGAGGCTGGCTGTAACGGAAGGCGCTTATTTTGCCAGTTTGGCAGCAGGAGATACTTACAAAGAGTATGATGTGGAGAAATACCAGATCCTGGCTACCCTGGATGATAAGACTTGCGATATATGTGCCAGTCTGGACGGGGAAATTCATGATATGAAGGACTACCGCCCAGGAGACACAGCCCCACCATTCCATCCAAACTGCCGGACAACCACCATACCCTATATCGAAAATAATGTGCTGAAGGGGAAAGATAAACGAGCTGCCCGGGATATGGAAACTGGAAAAACGGTCCTGGTAGATGGAGAACTGACTTATCCGGAATGGAAAAAGCGATTTGTGGAAGTCCCCCAGCAGAAAGGCGGAATTGACACCGGCGGCCACGAAGGAAACGGGGTGGATGTGGATGTTTCTGGAAGTGACACTGGCTATACTGGTGAAAAAGTTGTCCAGAGGAAAAAATAATATTGAATTTAGCAGACCAGTAAGGCCTGTTTTTTTATTGCCTTTTTGGTATTGCAGGCGGAAAAGAACAAGACCGGCGGCGTGGGCGCTGACCACGAAAACAAGCGAACTGAGAAAGGACGAATACCATGAACAATGAACAGCTGAAATCTTTAGGCCTGAGTGATGATGTCATCCAGCAGATCCTGGATGACCAGGGTAAGAACTTTGTGCCGAAATCCCGTTTCAATGAGGTGAACGAGGGAAAAAAGGCACTGGAAGCCCAAATGACTGAACGGGACGCCCAAATGAAGGACCTGGAGACGAAAGCCAAAGGGAATGACGAATTGCAAAAGCAGATCCAGAGCTTGCAGGAAGCTAATAAGAAGCAGAAAGAAGCCTATGATGGGCAGATCCACCAGATGAAAGTGAATAATGCCCTCTCTGCTGCCTTAGTGGCTGCTCACGCCAAAAACGTGGACGCTGTTAAGGCCATGCTGCATATGGACAAGTACGAACTGGCAGAAGACGGTTCCATCAAGGGCATGGCTGATGCCATTTCCAAAGTCAAGACGGAAAATGCCTGGGCTTTTGATGATAAGCCGGCAGCCGGGGGAAATAAGCCTACCATTAAGCTGGGCGGCTTCCAACCGGGTGAAGGGGCAGATGGCAGCGGGAAAGGCGACCATGTAGCTTCTGACAGCGAAATCATCTGGAATGCCATGCACGGCCGATTCCCTGCAATGAGTAAGGAGGAATAACATGCCGAACGCTTTTGAAAAAACTCAAATTTTCCAGACGCTGCTGGATCAGCAGATTACCCAGGAAGCCACTTCCAACTTTCTGGAAGCCAATGCCGGCCAGGTCATTTACAACGGCGGCGATACCGTAAAGATCCCGACGATCACTACGGACGGTCTGAGCGACTACGACCGACAGACTGGTTACCCCAGCGGCGCTGTTACCCTGGCCTACGAAACCATGAAAATGACCCAGGACCGGGCCCAGAGCTTTAATATCGACGCCATGGATGTGAATGAAACCAATTATATGGTGAATGTGGGCAATATCATGGGAGTATTTCAGAGAGAAAAGGTAATCCCTGAAATTGATCTATATCGGTGGAACCAGATTTTCCTGGCTACGGAAGGAGCAAAACATTCCACGGCGAAATCCCTGACCAAAGATATTATCCTGGACGAACTCCAGGCAGACATTACGGCGGTGGAAGATAAAGCTGGGACCCGAAACGGCCTTGTAATTGTGATGAATATCAACACTGCTTCCCTGCTGAACAGTGCCCTAGACAAAAAACTGGACCCTGTTACTTTCACTTCCGGAGAAATCCACACGGAAGTAAAAGGACTGGATGGAATCCCCATCATTAAGGTCTCCAGTACCCGTATGAATACGAAAGTAACCAAGGACACCAGCACGAAGGCACTGAAAGCTGCCGGCGCTGCTATTAACTGGCTGATTTTCCCCCAGTTTGCTCCCATTGCTGTGTCCAAAACGGATACGGTCCGGATCTTCAGTCCTAACGGAGAAGCCGGCTATCCTGCATACCAGGGTGCCAATGCCTGGCATGTAGACTACCGGAAGTTCCATGATATTTGGATCCCCAAGAACCGACTGGACGCCTTCTATGCCCATGTTGACCCTGCAGCCTGACGGAAGGGTGATGTAAATGGACAATAAACCAACGGCAGCTGACTGTGGGACCTACATCACGGCTTTGACCGGATACCAGCCTACGGCGGAAGACGGCGTACTGCTGGGCATCCTGCTGGATACAGAAGAACAGCTGATCCTGAACGAAACTGCCCAGGATTCGCTGCCTTCTGCCCTGTATGGCACCCTGCGGGATGCTGCCTGCAGTCGTTTTCTGATGACAAAGAAGGAAACGGTGCTGGGCAGCGACAGCCTCCAGGTGGTCAAAAGCATTTCTGAAGGAGATGTATCTGTCTCCCTGGATGGATCCACTGCGGAAGCTCGATTGGATGCTCTGATCCAGGAACTGGCAAAGGAGGACCTGTCATGTTTCCGAAAATTGCGGTGGTGAAAAAAGCTGTACAGAGCCTCTATGATGCCACAGCGACAGTTTCCACCTGGAAGAAAGAAAAGAATGCCAGCAATATTACCAGGGAAAAGCTGCAGCAACTGGGAGAAACCCGCTGCCGTGTGGTTTATCGGTCTGTGCCAGCAGCCCAGGGGAATGATACGGCTGACCTGCTGCCCGTTGAGATATCCATGAACTACGATGCTGAAACATTGACTATCCCCCCAGGAAGCCGGATCCATATTAAATGGGATGATGGCAGAGAAGAAGACTTCCAGAATTCTTCTTTTCCGGCCGTCTATTCCCATCATGGGTCCGTCCAGCTGGAAAGAGTGGGGAGACGGCCATGAGCGTAAAAGTGGATGTATCCGGTTTTGCAAAGTACCGGGCCAGCCTGGGCAATGCAAAAGTGGAACAGCATATCCAGGGGGCCTTGAAAGAAACAGTCATAACCGCGTTGGGAGCCACAAAGAAGGCTACACCTGTAATTACGGGTACCCTGCGCCGGGAATGGAAGGTGACTCCCGTCATGAAAGAGGGAACGGCCTATGTGGCCTCTCTCTACAATGACACAAAATACGCCCCCTATGTGGAATACGGGCACCGGACCAATCGAAAAGATGGCTCCCATGGATGGGTGGAAGGACAGTACATGATGACCAATGCCTGCAAGCAGGTACAGGCAGAGACTGGTAAAATCGGCAAGAAGCACATCCAGGCCATGCTGGCAGAAATGGGGATGAAATGACCAACCAGACTGTGATCAACGCCATAGCCCTGGCCCTGGAGCCCCTGCAGGCTACTGTGTATGTGACGGAAGCCAAACAGGATATCCGGGACGGGGATATTATAGTCATGGCCACGGGCACCATGAGCAGCCGGCTGACAGCCTGGCGCTACAGCGTGGGTTATTCCTTTGACGTGGTTTATCTGTCAGAAGACAAGGAAAAGGCCCTGGCTGTGGCTGATGACCTATTCGAGCTTTTGGAAGAAATCAATACTGACGACGGCCGGATCCGCGGATCCGGCTTTTCCTATCACTGGGCAGACGGTGCTCTGCATTTTCTTGTGACCTATCAGGTGCTCCTGACCAGGGCACAGGAACAAGGGCCTATGATGAAACATCTGACCATCAATGGAGGGATCAAAAATGGATGAAATGGCAATGGGCGGCCCTTCTTTTACAAAAGAGCTGCTGCTGCAGAGTAAAAAGTATGAAGGTTATGTGGATATCCTGGAAGCACTCCTGGATGACGACAAGCTTTATACCAGCGAAGAGGTGGATTCTCTGATCTCCACCTTTATGAAAAGGAGCGTGAACTGATGAGCTACGGCGGTGGTACTTTCCTTGTGCAGAATAAAGTCCTGCCAGGTACTTATATCAACTTTGTCAGTGTAGCCAAGGCCTCTTCTGAGCTGTCTGACCGGGGTTATGCGGCCCTGGGGCTGGAACTTGACTGGGGCCCGGACAAGCAGGTCTTTACTGTAGAACAGGAAGACTTTCAGACCGACGCCCAGAAGTATTTCGGGTACGACTATACGGATCAGAAAATGAAAGGGCTGAGAGATTTGTTCCTGAACCTGAAGACGCTGTACTGTTACCGGCTGAACAGCGGCGGGGCAAAGGCCCTGTCTGATTTCTGTGAAGCCAAATACAGCGGGATTTGTGGGAACAAGATCATGATTACGATTTCCGCCAATGTGGATGATACGGCAAAGTTTGACGTATGCACCTATTTTGACGGGGACCTGAAAGACCGGCAGACCGGGGTTAAGACCCTGGCCGACCTGGACGACAACGACTATGTAAGGTGGATTGATACAGCCAATATTGCGGTGACCGCTGGCACATACCTGTCCGGTGGGACCAATGGCACAGCGGCTACCGGATCCACCCATAGCGATTTTCTGGCACAGCTGGAATCTTATTCTTTTAATATCCTGGGATGCCTGTCTACGGATGATACGATCAAGAGCCTGTATCTGTCCTATACCAAACGGATGAGGGACGATGTGGGGGCCAAATTCCAGTGCATCGGCTATAACAAATCCGGGGACTATGAAGGGTGGATCAACTGTACTACAGGGGTAAAGGATGCGGACTTCCCGGAATCAGCCCTGATTTACTGGCTGGTAGGGGCAGAAGCTTCCTGCCAGGTAAATCGAACCGTGGGGAATAAAGAATATGATGGGGAATTTATTCCGATTGTCAAAACCAAGCAAACGGATCTGAAAAACCAGATTTTAAATGGGGAACTTTGCTTCCATCAGGCAAATGGCAGTGAATTTTATGTGCTGAAGGATATCAACAGCCTGACTAGTTTCACAAAGGCTAAAAATAAGAACTTCAGGCTGAACCAGGTCATGCGCGTCCTGGATCAGTGGGGTAATGATATTGCCGTCCTTTTTGGAAAGTATTATATGGACAAGGAACAGAACCTGGCTCCCGGCCGGACCAACTTCTGGAATGACATTGTGGACTATTCTCAGAAGCTGGAAGGGATTGGGGCCATTGATACCTTTGATACTGACAGCTTAAAAGTGGAGCAGGGAGAAGAAAAGGAATCTGTGGCGGTTACTGTGACCATCGATCCTGCAGTGGCCATGGAAAAATGTTATATGTACTGCTATGTAGCCTAAGAGGGGGTGAAGTACAATGGCTAAACTGATGAACGCCAAAGATGCGGTATGGGCTGGTATGGGGTCCGTTTACATTACCCTGGACAATAACAGGATCTGCCTGATCCAGGCAGTGCATGTAACGGCCAAATACAAGAAGGACAAGAAAAAAGTCAATATTATGGGAACAACGGTAGTCGGAAACAAGGGCGGCAGCCTGACGTATTCCGGCAGCCTGAGCCAGTATTACAACACGTCCCTTTTTCGGAAGTATTTAAAACGGTACCAGGACACAGGAGAAGATTTCTACTTTGATGTAATTCTGACCAACGAAGACAAGACGTCTGCGGCCGGGAAACAAACTGTAATTTTGAAAAACTGCAACTTTGATGATGGTACAATCGCTGAACTGCAGGCAGGCGGGGACGTTCTCGTGGAAGAGTCCAATTTTACGTATGAACGATTTGAAATGCCGGATGAATTTGCCACTCTGGACGGCATGAAGGCATAAGGAGGAAGAAAGTATGGCACTTGATGTATCTATGTTTCTGGCTAGTAAAGCAGTTCCTGTCAAGGAAACCACATATGTGGTTTCTGACCGGTTCGTCGATGCAGAAGGGAAACCAATTCCGTGGGTGCTGCGGCCCGTGTCCAGTGCAAAGGACAAGGAACTGAAACAGGCCTGCACGAACAACGGCCACTTTGACAACGGAAAATATGCTGAAATGCTTACGGCTGAATCTGTGGTAGAACCCAATCTGGCAGATGCTACACTGCAGGACAGTTACCATGTTTACGGGAAGACTGAACTCCTGGAACAGATGCTTTATGCGGGGGAAATGAACAAGCTGCAGCTGAAGGCCCTGGCCATTAATGGCATGGCCACCCCGCTGGACGAACTTGTGGCCGAAGCAAAAAACTGATCAGGGAGGGAGAAGGAGATTTTGCTTTTATGCACTATGCGCTGCAAAAGCTCCATATCCTTCCCAGCCAATTTGCGGCCATGAGCCGGGGCGAAAAGGCCCTGGTAATTGCGTCTATTGATTTAAGGGCGAAAGCGGAAAAGAAACAGCTGGATGATTTGGAGGCGGGACGGAATGGATAGTCAGCAAGTCAATACGAGGTTTACGGCTACCGATGAAGTCAGCCCGGTCCTGAAGGCTATCGGCAGCAGTGTGGAGAATCTGAATTCTGGCCTGGGGATGCTGAACCGGGCCGGCAGCCTGGTAGGCATGACATTGGGCATTACCAGCGTGGCAGCTCTGGGAACGGCTGCGGTCCAGACAATGGACAAAGCGGTAGCCGTCTATACGGGGCTCCAGCAGCAGGAAATCAAACTGCAGACCATTATGCACCAGCGTATGGCCGCCAACCAGCAGATGATCGACAGTATCCATGGGGTTATGACTGCCCAGACCCAATTGGGGGTTGTGGGCGGTGGCGCCCAGCGGGCAGGGGCCCAGCAGCTGGCTACATTCCTGACCCAGGCAGACAGCCTGAAAGTGCTGATCCCGGCCATGAACAACCTGGCCGTGCAGCAGGCAGGAGTCAATGTCACCAGTGAGCATATGGTAGGCCTGGGGAATCTGATGGGTAAGGTCATGCAGGGGCAGACGGCTGCCCTGACCCGCTGCGGGATTACCTTCTCTGATGCAGAAGCTCAGGTTCTGAAGTACGGGAACGAAACCGAACGGGCTGCTATGCTGGCCCAGGTCATAACCAACAATGTGGGAAAGATGAACGAAGTATTCGGACAGACCCCAGAAGGCCGCCGGGCCCAGGCGGTAAATCGCCTGGCAGGGGCCTGGGCCAATCTGGGAGCCAGGATCTCAGGGGTGAAAGCCATTATGGAGGCCGGGTTCGCCAATATGCAGGCGGACGTCCTGGCCAAAGTCACTGACGGTCTGGCATTGGCTTTTTATACAGTCGGCTATGCTGTCTATTATGGTGTGGATGCCTTGGTGTGGTTTGGGGAAACGATTCTGCAGGTAGCGGAAAACCTGGGCCCATTCCTGGGGCTCATGGCCTTATGGTATGCAACCTATGAAGCTTGCATCATGGTTGGTACAGCGTACACGGCTGTCATGAAGGGTATGGCCCTGGCAGAAGCAGCCCATGCAGCTGTTTCGAAGGTGGGGGCTGCTATTATGGCCGTGAAACGCGACCTTGTAGTGGCATACACCGTCGCCATGGTTGGACTGCACAGTAAGACCCTTATGGCTACCATAGCTCAGACCATATTCAACGGAACCCTGCTGGCCTGCCCTGCCGTTTGGGTTGCCACGATACTGACCATCTTGATTGGTGTGATCATTGCTCTGGCTGCCCGGATGGGCACCCTGAAAGATGTGGTAAAAAGTGTATGGCATGGCATTGTGGATATTATCACCAGTGCCATCAATATCATCATCGATGGTATCAATGTATTCATCGGAGCCATGAACAAAGCGGCCAGCCTGGGCAACAAGCTGTTCCATTGGGATATCAACCCCATCAGCAAAGTGCAGCATGTCAGCAGCCAGGGAATCAAAGACGCTGGAGACCGGTTCATCGACAACCCCAGCGAATTCATCAAAGGAATGATTCCCAAGCTTCCTGTCCCTCAGGGACCGGCGGGCATTCCCGCGGCAGGCACCGAAAACCTGGGCAATATCAAGGACGGTGTAGGCAAGATTGCCGATAACACAGCCCGGATCGCGGACAAGATCGATATGACGGATAAAGAAATCCAAGAACTGCGGGATATGGCGGAGAAGAATACCATGGTATCCTGGCAGGAACAGCATGTGACCATCCAGGTCAGCAATGAAAACCATCTGTCCAACCAGGTGGACGTGGACGGAATGACGTCCAGCGTGATCGAAGGGCTCAGAAGGGCTCTGGATGTAACCCAGGAAGGAGCCGTGGTGTACTGATGTATTACATGTTCATGGGTACCATGCAGGTCCCGATACCACCAGCCACCCTGCGGACCCGGATCCGGAATAGGAACCGGACCATCTCCCTGGTGAACCGGGGCGAAATCAACATCCTGAAGGCCACGGGGCTGACGGAGATTACTTTCAAGATGCTGCTGCCTAATGCCAACTACCCGTTCAACCAATCCATAATGGGGAAAGGATTGCATGCAGCATTTTATATTGATCAGCTGGAAAAAATGAAGCTGGCCAGTGATCCGTTCCAGTTCATCATAGTCCGGATGACAGACGGTGGAGAACTGCTGAATATGACCAACCTGAAGTGCACTCTGGAAGATTACAGCCTGGATGAAGATGCCCGGGAAGGGTATGACTTTTACGCCAATGTGCTGCTGAAGGAATACCGGGAATGGGGTGCCAAAAAGATCGATATCAAGACCAATGCCAACGGGGAAAAAGTGGGAACGGCAGAGACTACACGGTCTACTACAGGGAAGGGAAAAGTCCCTGACAGTGTGGTAGCCAAAGAGGGGGATACTTTGCAGACCATCTGCAAGAGAGTCCTGGGGCCTATGGCCATGAATGCGGCCATGGGGCTGCCGTTCATTAAGAAACTGAACAAGATTGCCATACCGGCTGTTCTGACGGCCGGGCAGGTAATCAAAATGAAGAACCCACAGTATGAGGTATCTACCAAGAAGTATCTGACAGGCACCAGTGGAGGGTTTATTAACAATGGCAGCAAGCAGTGATTCCTATGCAGGGGCAGTTTCTCAACAGAACCATCCTACCATAACCTACCAGATGATCATATCAAACAGCAGCTCAGAAGCTTATGAAGTGGAGCCCCTGGACGGCGTACAGCTGACCCGGGGCCGCCGGCTGATTCCTGCCTGTTTGACTTTCAAGGTCCCCATGGACAATGTTCTAAAGTTCCAGGAAGGGGCAACCGTCACTTTTAAAGTCAATGACACCATGGTGTTCAAAGGATTCGTATTCGAGAGATCCAGGGATAAAGAGAACGTAATTTCTGTCCGCTGTTATGATCAAATGCGGTATTTGAAGAATAAGGACTGTTTGGTATATAAAAACAAGACAGCCACAGAAGTTCTGAAGATGCTGTGCTCTGACTATGGTTTGAAGACCGATGACAGCAAGAATCTGGCTGACACGGGCCTAAAAATCAGCCATGTGGAGGACAACAAGACTTTGGCTGATATGATCAACTATACCCTGGCCATGACGGAAATCTACGGAAAAGGTCATCCCATCTATGAGTGCTATGATGACGCCGGAAAAATCTGTTTAAAAAGTATCACCAGCCCGGATATGACACTTGACTGTTTGCTGGATGGGGATGTGATGGAAAATTATTCTTACACATCCAGCATTGATAAAGAAACATACGACATGGTGAAAATCGTCCGGGAAGCCCCTGGGGAAGCCGGGAAAGCCCTGGTTAAGACTGGGGAAGCCAAAGACCAGAAGCACATAGACCAATGGGGGCGTCTGCAGTTCCTTATGCGGCCGGATGCCAATGAAACCAATCCTGTGGAAGCAGCAAAACGGTTTCTTACCCTGCATGACTGCAGGAGTGAAGAAATCAAGCTGAAGAATGTTATTGGTGATGTACGGGTCCGAGGAGGCTCCCGTGTGTACGTCAATATGAAATTTGACGATTTGACGGTTTCCTCCTACCTTGTAGTGGATGCAGTTACCCATCATTTTGAAGAAAATTGGCATGGAATGGACCTGGACCTGATTTACTACGAACGGGCCGGGGACTATAAAGTTACCTATGACAACGACGCAGCGGTTTTGGAGAAAATCAAGGAAGCTGAAGCATCCAAACAAGGTGGCAAACGATATTCGGGAAGCGGCAGCTGGAGCAATACGGAAGCCGGAGCTTACAGCAAAATGAAGAGCCTGGGAGCTACAGATGCCCAGGCTGCTGGTGTTATGGGAAATATCCAGGCCGAAGACTCTGGGTATGATCCATCCATTACTAATGACAGCGGGCACAAAGGTCTGTTCCAACTGGATACGAACCGATGGGGCCGGTATGAAGAGTGGTGCAGCAGGAATGGACTGGATCCGGAAGTCAATGATAACCAGATTGAATACGTTACCACAGTTGAAAATGGCAATCTGTTTCAGCAAATGCCCCAAGATGACCCCAAGGCTGCAGCCAAATGGTTCAATGACAATGTGGAGATTTCCGGAGAAAGCGGCGACGACCGGGCTGACAATGCGTCCAATTATTACCATGCCATGCAGCGTGGTACCCTTACCACTGTGACACCATCCTACCCGGAAGTTTACAGCGACGGGGGATATGTGGGCGGTGCCAATCCCAAACTGGTGGATGCAGGGATTGATGCAGTGGTCACCAATGGAAATAACTATTTCGGGGAAAATGGTTGTGTGCGGGCTACTACGGCCCTGGGAAGCTACTACAATACAGATCTGAAGGATGCCTATGACAGCGGCGTCCAAAGTGTTGCAGGCCTGGAAACCTTCATGGAAAAGAGAGGATATCAGGTGGAAACCTTCAATGGATATGCCAATAAGGGGGATATCTTGATCTATGGAGATGATGACCATGCAGTAGTATCTGATGGGGTAGGCGGTTGTTACAGCAATGCTACGTCTGCAGATTATCACATGGTGTACTGCAATGCCAATTATGCCTATGCAGACAATGAGGCTCCCACGAAAATCATCCGCATGAGCAATAAGAGTTAGGAGTAGTTATGCCGAATGAATATTTCAAATTGCTGCAGCTTATTAAACAGGCTGCGGTGGAAGCTGTCAAAGCCGGGGTAACAGCCAATGTGGTATTTGGGACTGTCATATCGACGTCCCCCATGGTCATACAGCTGGAATCAAAGCTGCAGATTCCAGAAGAAAACCTAAGCCTGACCAAAAACACCAGCTTATGGTCCGTCGATATGACGGTGGATCATCAGACGGAAGACGCCCAGGGTGGCAGCGGGGAAGCCCGCTATGAAAGCCACCATCACGGATACAAGGGAACCAAAACCTTCCTAGTGCACAATGAACTAAAAATGGGTGATAAGGTGATCTTGATCCGCTGTGAGGGCGGTCAGCGGTTTGTGGTTCTGGACCGGGTCTACAATCCGAACAGGGGGTGTAAAGGATAATGGCTGAATCTGTGCTGCCTTCCGGGGCAGCAGATATTGATAATGTCACGATTGAAAGTACTGCGGCCCAACCCAGCTTGACCTACCGGTTAGATTATGAAAATACGGGCCAGGTTGCCGGGAAGTGTGATGAATTGGAGGCCATGAAACAGGCCATTTACAAAATCATCAACACGGAAAGATATCAGTATCTGATTTATTCCTGGAACTATGGGATAGAGCTGCAGGATCTGATTGGTCAGCCCATTCCCTATGTTTATGCAGAACTGCAGCGCCGGATTACAGAGGCCCTGGAACAGGATGACCGAATCCTGGATGTGACGAATTTCAATTTTTCCCATAATGATGAAGATGTGGTGGTGACCTTGGAGGTTTCTACCATTTACGGGAAAACTACTGTTGAAAAGGTGGTGGCAGGGATTGTTTGAGGAACAGACTGCAAAGGTCATTGAAAAAAGGATGCTGAACAATGTGTCCGATTTGTACGACAAAAGAGAGGGCAGCATTATCTATGATGCTACGGCCCCGGCAGCGGTAGAACTGGCAGAGGCTTATCTCATGGCCAATGCCATCCTGCAGGAAACCTTTGCCACAACGGCCAGCCGGAAGTATTTGATCATGCGGGCAGCAGAATTTAATATCAAGCCCAAAGAAGCTACATTTGCAGTAGTAAAAGGGCAGTTCAACCAGGCGGTTGATATCGGGACGCGGTTCAATTCGAACGGCGTCTCTTTTACTGTAACGTCTCTGCTGGATGATACAGCTCACACCTATAAACTGACCTGCGAAACAGCTGGCACGGCTGGAAACTACAGCAGTGGGAATATTACTCCAGTCAGCACGGTCCCTGGACTTACTTCTGCAATGATAACAGGGGTAATCGTACCTGGCCAGGATGAAGAAGACACAGAGGCCTTTCGGGAAAGGTACTTTGAAGCATTGAAATCCAATGCCTATGGTGGAAATGGGGCAGACTACCGGGAAAAAGTGACAGCTTTGTCCGGCGTGGGCGGTGTCAAAGTGTACCGTTGCTGGAATGGTGGAGGTACCGTGAAATGCGTAGTGCTGGACAGTGAATACAATATTCCGGCAGCGGATTTTGTGGCTGATCTGCAAAAGCAGATTGACCCGCCAAATGAGCCCGGAATGGGGTATGGCATAGCCCCTATCGGTCATACGGTTACGGTGGCAGCCTCAACAGGTACATCAATCGCTGTAACGGCTAAGGTGACTACGGCCACAGGGACGGCCCTGGCTGACATCAAGGAGGCAATTACAGGCACCATTGGATCTTATTTATTATCTTTGCGGCAGGCGTGGTGCCAACAGACGGAAAAGGAAATGGTATCTGTTCGGCCGTCAGCTATCATGGTAAAAGCCCTGGCCGTGGCTGGAGTAGCAGATATTACTGATATCAAGGTGAATGGACAAACTACAAAGCTGGATCTTCCAACAGACGCGGTTCCTCTTCTGGGGACAGTGACTTTGACTGAGGGGGCCTGACGGAATGGCTACATTATCTGGCAACACCATTATCATCCAGCAAAAAGAAGAGGCCACAGTCCCTGTAATAATCAAAGATTCTTCCGGTAAGGTTTATATACCGAAAAGTTCCGACGCCCTGGTGCTGACTGTAAAAGAGTCTAGCAGCCGCCCAAATGCCATTATCCAAAAGCCAGTTGTTGATGGGCTGGTCCATTTCACGGCTCTGGACACAAACATATCAGCTGGGTATTACGTCTATGATATTCAAATGACCGGAAAGGACGGATTTACCAGCACCATTGTTACGCCTACTTCTTTCGTGGTGAACGAGCAGGGCAGTCTGTCGCGGAAAATAGATATCCGCAACTATCTTCCACCCGTCACCCGGGATTCCAAAGACGTACAGGCTCTGTGCGTGGCGGAAAACGTGGAGTTCGAAAACCTATGGGACAGCCTGGTAAATATCCTGTATAACCAGTACATTGCCCTGGCTACGGAATATGGGCTGACTCAATGGGAAAAGATTTTCGGGATTACGCCGGCGGCCACGGACAGATGGACGGACCGACGTTTCCGGGTGCAAACCTATTTAAAAGGGCAAAGACCTTATACGGATGAAAAGCTGGAAGCTTTGCTGGATGATCTTTGTGGACCGGGTGGCTACATCCTAGAAAGAGACTATGCCCATTATAAACTGACTTGCAAGCTGAACCTGGGCGTGAAATCCCAGCTGGACAATGCTGCAGCCATGCTGGAACGGATCGTACCTATGAACATCGGCTTGACCGTAACCCTAAATTATAACCGGCATATGGATTTGAAACAGAAATTCACCCATGGAGACATGCGGGCGATTAGCCATAAATCTTTAAGAGAGGATGTGCTGTAATGGCCAATTTGACCAAAAACTATTCCCTGGAAAAGCCGCTTCAGACAGAAACCTATGATGTGGATGTTTTCAACCGAAACTGGGACAAACTGGATGAAATCATTAAATCGCTGGAACAGAAATTTATGCCCAGGATAGGGGATGTAATCGTCACCCTCTCTGGGACTAACCCGGCAGAGCAATATAGCGGGACTACCTGGGAACTGATGGAAGAAGGCCTGTATGTTCGGGCAGCCGGAGACGGATTCCCAGCTGGGGAAATTTCGGGATCCAACGATATTACATTGGTTAAGGAGAATCTGCCGGCTCATGATCATACAGCTAAGATTGGGAAAGCTGGAAAACATCCCCACAACGGCAGCGTAGGAACCACCGATCTGTCCGGGAACTTTCGAAGCAGATCCAACGTATCCTACGGGAAAGGCGCTGACAGCGCCATCGGGCCTGTTTCTACCAATGGTACTTTTTCAGTCCTCCAAAGTGGCTTACGGTCTGAAGGAAACCAGAGCGACAACAATACGGAATACATTGTCCATTTCAACGGGAATCACAATCATTCTTTGACCATCTCTGAAGATGGTGAACATGATCATCCTATAACCATAGGAAGCACGGGCGAGGGGAAGCCATTCTCTGTGACTCCCAGAGCGCGGAACTTCTTTTTCTGGGTCAGGACGGCGTGACATGTACAGGGTCGACTTGAACACGAATGATATCACGATTACCAGGGGAGACAGTGCTGTCATTAAGCTGGCATTGGACAACAGCGACGGCACCCCATTTCAGTCCGGACCTAATGCCCAAGTGGAATTTCAGTGCTGCCAGGGCAGCAAAATCCTATTTCAAAGGAAAGTAAGGCAGGGAATCGTAACTTTGGTCCCGCCGGATACCAATGGACTAGCATATGGCATATACAACTATAAGGTTGTCGTGATTCAAAGTGATGGTAAACAGATCCCTGCTGTGAATGGGGCTAAATTTATTGTGGAAGACGAGGTGACCTTTTAATGAGTGATGCAATCAACGGGACTCTGAGCACAACGTTTGTGGACGCCCCGGACGATGTATATACGGCCAAAACATATGCTACGGCGGCAATCAACGCTGCAACTGCGGCCAGCAAATCGGCAGGAGCTACTTCTGCCAGTGAAAAGGCAGCGGCAACTAGCGCCAGTGCAGCGGCTGCCAGCGCCAGTGCGGCCAAAGCATCCGAGACGACAGCCACGAACAAGGCCTCTGCAGCGGCGTCCAGTGCGTCCGCGGCAAAAACTAGTGAAACCAATGCGGCCAGCAGTGCCAGTGCGGCCAGTGCCAGCAAAGACGCCGCGGCTACATCAGCCAGCAATGCTGCATCCAGCGCTGATGCCATTGCAAAAAAGTGGGGAACGCTGGCTGCTGTGGCAACCTCTGGCAGTTATAAGGATTTAGGGGATAAGCCAACAATCCCATCAAAAACGTCTCAATTAACCAATGACAGCCGTTATGTGGCTACGGATACTGAAGGAAATGTTACCTTATCTGGCACTTTGACGGCCACCAAAGTTTACAATGCAGTCTATAATGACTATGCAGAATTTTTCCCAAGGGCTAGGGGTGCCATTACGGAAACGGGAGATATTATTGCCTGTGATGATTCCAGTACCAGGGAACAGTACGTCAAGGCTACTAATCAGAGCAAATGCATAGTAGGTGTTCAAACTGAAGAATTTGCACAAATCATTGGTGGTCTACAGGTACCGGACGGAATGGATATTCTGGATTACAATCTCCCTTACTATATTCCGATAGCCCTGGCTGGCCGTGTCCATGTGAAATATGTGGGGAAGGCGATAGTAGGAACTAAAGTCGTAGTATCTTCTGCCCCTGGGGTTGGCCGTGCCTGGCAGGAAGGGGATCCAGATGACCAAGTGGTAGGGGTTATTGTCCAGCCGGATACCCTTGAAAGCCAGAGATTGGTGAAAATCAAAGTAAGGAGATAGTTATGGGGAATTTTTTAAGAAGAGAGATAGGGACGATTTTCATTATGCTGGGAAATTCCTGTAATATGCACTGCAAATATTGTCTTCAGCACCCTTTGGTGGAGCGTGGGTTAACTGGACACATCAATCCAGATATTTATCCTTTTATAGAGCAGGTGGCAGAAGAGAACGGCCCTGATCATCCTTTGTGGCTACATTTTTTTGGCGGTGAACCGTTAATTTATTTTTCCGCAATACAAGAAATAGTATCCAAAACGAAATGGTTAAAAAATGTTCGGTTCAGTACTATTACAAATGGGAAAGCTATCACTCAGGAAATGGTGGATTTTTTTAATGAGAATGATTTTCATGTGGCTGTCTCCTGGGATGGAAAAAACGTACGAGATACCCGGGGCTATGATGTTTTTGCTCCAGGGAGCCGGACCCGAGAATTGCTGTTCCAGTTGGATACATTGAATGTGTGTGCGGTACTTTCATCCATGACTTATCCCCAGGATTGCTGTGACGCTTTTCAGTCTTTGAGTAAGGATTATTTTGATATCCACGGATATCCTCTAACTTTTGGATTTGATCCCATCCTTGATACTGGACTGGGGGATAAAAGCTTGGTGGATATGGACTTCGACCGGGTAAGCCAGGAAGTAGCAGTCATAACAGAACGATACATGAAGTTCCGAACAGAGGGCGCTGAAATGAAAATAGCAGAGCGGGCTTTTATGGAACCTATTTTCAGCAACCTGCAAAGAGTAAACCAACCAGAAAAGAAAATATGGAACCGACAGTACTGCCCTTGTGGGAACGGATACAATATTTTGAACATGGATTTGGCTGGAAACTTATACCATTGTCACAATGTGAGCCAGAAAAGCGGTAGTATTTACACTCCGTATTTTCAATATTTGAATGAAGTATTAAAGCATGAGACTACATTCAGCAGGCGAGAAAAGTGCATGAAATGTCCAGCCATGTTGTACTGCAGAGGTGGCTGTAAGCTGGTTCAGAATAAGGATATGGAAAGCGGGATGTGCAGGCTTCGAAAGGCTATTTTCCAACCGGTACTGGATGCAGCTATTGCCTATGGGAAAAAGGTCATGGGAGGCAAAGATGGGTGCTAATGGGACTATTACGAAAACGTCCTGGACAACAGTGGCCAAAGAGGAAAAAGTTGTTGTATCCCATATCAGTGAGATTCAGGCTGCTATTGCCAAACTGGAAGGATACGCAAAAAATGTGGATAATTGTGGCTTTACCAATTACTGCCAAACCTGTCAGAGCGTAACCTGCCAAAGCGTCACTTGCCAGGGCTGCCAAGGCTGTCAGCGCTGCCAAAGCTGCCAAAGAAACTGTAGTAATTGTTCCGACTGCGACCATGGAGACGATAGCTGATGGAAAAGGGAGATATTATTCTAAAAAAGACTATGACAGATGCCCAGAGTGCTGTGGTGAATGTGGCGACAGGTATGAAGAAAACGGACCAGCTAAATGGACTGGCTGCGGCTGCCTATTCAAATATCACCGCATCTGACTTGCAAGCTATTGAAACCGCCATCAATAACCTGGAAACCAGTGCGAGCGGAAACTGCTGCCAGAGCAATTGTTGCCAAACTTGCCAAACGAGCAGGTGCCAAACTTCCAGATGTCAATCCTGCCAGAGCTGCCAGTCCCAGAGTTGCCAGTCACAATGCAAATGAGGAGGAACGATGATCATCAATGGTAAAGTCTTGACAAATCAAGGGCCAGTCCCCATAGAAAATGTAAAAGTCGGGGATATGGTCATTAACTTGAACAACAGGCCAGATGAAGTTTTGACTATTGAAGAACAAACAGCTCAGGAGATCCTACGATTTAAGGATAATCCCGGGCTTTTGGTTTCTAAGGACACCGTAATTGCTACACGGTATGGGAAACTGGAAGGAAAGAGCGTTACAAAGCCTACCAGGGCTTGTATGCTTTATCAGGCCGAAGCTCCATGTTATTGGGATACCGTCACGCCTGACAAAGCGGAACAAACTATGAAGGGGTATGTTATTACTCTGAAAAATGGCCACGGAATTTTTGTGAATGGTTATGGAATTTGTAACCAGGAGGAAACCCATGCTGAAAGTACTGTGGAATGAAGATGCTCAGGTGCCTAGAGACAGAGGCAGCCTGAAGCTGTCCTTTGACGGGATGTATGTCAAAGCAGAAATCCTTGATAACACTGGCAATCTCTTAGGCTTTGATGTGGTTAGGGCTTTGCGCTCCTATGCGTCCTATGTACTGGTACATAAAGAGTATGGAACCGTGAAGGCCTTCCGGAAAATTCATAAGAGTGACTACAAATTTCTGGATCTAAGTCGATTGGGTGTTGATATCCGAATGGATTTTGCTGATATCATCCAATTATATAGCGACTATGCTGTTCTGCAAATTGATACGGGCATCATCAGCCCAACTAAACAGGATATAGTCGTGAGGGTCTTCCGTGTTCATAAAGATGAAATTCAGGTGGATGCTGTCGGTGGGTATGAATTTGCCCCATATTCCAGCAAGGCACTGGAAACGGGTGATCATCCCCGTTTCCATTTGTGGGACAGCTATGCACTTGAAGTGAATGGCAGGATGCTGAAAGCCAATAGAAAAGGATTGGTTATGGATGGAGATTTCGTTACCCCTATTGAGAGCCCATCCGATCATCCTGACTATATTGACTTGGTGATCCATAAATATCAGGGCAACTTTGATGGGGATGCGCTTACCCGTGAGGAAGACTGTGAAGAAGTCATGATACAAAGTAGCGCCGGCTTGCTGAATGCCACCAGGGTACGGCTGGATCATGGTATGGCAAAAGTCAGACTGTATCCTTTTGGATTTACTGGAGAAATCAAGATAAAGCTCGGACGGCGCTGGTATGAAGTATGGAATGAGTATAACTTGATTCTGGGGGCGAGTCAATGAAACAGGTGACGATTTATTTGGGCAGCCACTGCAATCTTCAATGTCCTTACTGCCATAGACAGGCGGGCGCCGATGAACAGAAAGGGCTTCCGGCAGATTTTTTTGCGCGGCTGCAGGCATTACAGAAAGACGGGCCCCTAAAGGTAAAATTCATGGGAGGAGAACCTACACTATATTTTTCTACGGTCCAAAAAGTCGTACAAACGGTCCCCAAAGCACATTTTGCGATTGCTACCAACGGAGTGGATTTAGATAAATACCTGCCATACTTCAGGCAGCATGACTTTTTGTTGTGCCTAAGTTATGACGGCGCTCCCCTTGATGTGAGGGGTCATGACCCTCTTAGTCACTTGCTGGATTATCCTAAACTGGCAATCTCTACAACGATATACCACGGGAATACAGACTTTAGAGCAATTCTCCAACGGTTCGCTGAAAAAGAAAAAGTTATTGGCCGTCCTCTGGGCTTTTTCCCCCATATTGTCCATCATACAGCCCAGGACAATGCCCCCTATGCATTGACCCATGAGGATTACCAACTAATTCTAAGACAATGGAAGGAACTGATTTTAGAGCTACTAGATGGATATAACAAGGACATTATCAATTGGGCTTTGGTGCCTCTTTTTCGAGGACTCTTTGAGCGGTTGGAAGCAAATTATCAATATGGCGAGACCTATTGTGTGCATAGAGGCTTAGAAAAGGTAGGCCCTGATGGGAAGCCGGTCAGCTGCTTATATATCAGAGACTTACATCTGACAAGCAGATGGCTGGAAGAACAGGCGGCACTGATTGATTATATGTTTCCTAAATGCAGAAAATGCCCCGTGTATGGAATGTGTGGTGGAGGCTGTCACAAAAGCTTGGATCATGAGCTTGAATGTGGTTTTTATTTCGACCTCTATTCCTGGTTTCAGAACCTGGCAGACAAGAAATCCGTCATTTGGAGGCTGGGAGATGCGATTGATCAATTGTAAAATTGTGATATTTCCCAATGCTATTCCTCGGTGTAAGGGGGAAAAACTGACTGTTGACCTGTTGCCAGATGGGGCCGGACTGGCTATTGATTATTGTGGAGAAAAACACCAAATCAGATTTGATGCTTTGGAAAGCCAAACATCTACCATATATGTGGTTGGCCAGTCAGGAAGTATGGTTTTATTTAACTTCCGGGAATTGCTTACGGTATTTGGTATGACGCCTACACAATTTCTTGCAGCATTTCATCTTCGTGGCTTCATACAGATTGATAAAACCAGGAGGGGTGTGTTCACTAAAATCTTCTGCTTTAAGGGGTGCCGGGATCCGGACAGCACTGTAACGGATTGGCGCCGATATGATCATGAAAAGAATGAGGACCTTCATTACGTAGACCGAAAATATTCCTGGGCATTCATACCATATCGTATCCGAAAAGAAAATGACCGCCTATTGATAACAGGCCGTCTGTGGCAATCAAAACTGTGGAAGGATGAACCCTTATACTTTAATCATGGGGGACAGGCTGTACGGTTGAATCCTGGGGTAAATCATATAGATCTGGTTTATGTTCCAGGGGAACAGGCCTATGTGGGAAATATTCGGTCCAGGTATGTGGGCAGAATGATAGACTTGGGAGCGAAAAAGTGGACGAAATTCTAAAATTTTTCATTGAAGCGATTGTGCCGGCCGTGGGCGGGTATCTTTGGGGGCAATGCCGCACTTATAGAGACAAGAAGAAGGCGGCGGCAGAGGAAGACCGGCTAATCAAAAAGGGACTGCAAAGTCTTTTGAGATATGAAATGCTGCAGGCTTATCAGGCTCATATCATGATGGGATATGCTGCACCTGATGATAAAGGGTCTTTTGAGGCTATGCATGCATCTTATGCCGGCCTGGGTAAAAATGGAGTCATGGACAAAATTTATCAGGAGTTTATGGCATTGCCAGATATCGAAGTGAGAAAATGACCATTTTACAGCATGTTCAAAAAGCATTGCGAAAGGTGGACCGTATGAGCGTTCGAGGACTTCCTCGGGCGCTTATTTTATTGCTGATCTCCCTGGTGCTGCTGATTTTCTTTTTATACGTTGCCGGCTGGGTTTACCTTTGGAGAGCCCAGGGCAAGGTGGACCTGCCTGCCCTGAAAGAGTTGCTGGTAACCATGACTGGCATGCAATTTTTAGCAGGGTTCGGTATGCTGATCAAATGCCTGTATGACAGAGACAAGGATGGGGTACCGGATCCTTTTGAGGAGGGACAATCTAATGTTACGAGAAATCCAGTTTCAAAGATCCAAACAGAAAATGTTCGCGATGAACGAAAAGTATGAAGTCATTGGGGAATGGGATTGCCACGATGACTTTATCCCTGGATACAATGCTGAAGGTGATCCTCGGGGCAGCTTACCAGATGGTACTTACTATCATGTATCTGCTGAAATTACCAATGGGGCTTACGGCCCCGCATACGGAAATTTCTATATTTCTTCCGGGGATCCCCGCGGCAGAGACATCCATGGTGGCGGCAGCGATCTTGATGATTCCTATGCAGACTACCAGGGCTGGGAACCTACGTATGGATGCCTGAGGATGCAGAATGCAGATGGCGTGGAGCTGGCGGAAATGATTATCGAAGCCGGCAACGATGCAATTTTAACCGTTGTTGAAGAATAAAAATACAAAACTTCGATATACGCATTATTTTGAGATATGAGCGGATTTTTCATGTTGTGCATTAGTTTATATGTGTAACAACCAGAAAACACTTCATATCTCAATTTAGGAGGCGATTTTTTGGAGCCGGAAATGAAAAAACGGGCTGTTGTGGCTGTAATCGGCCTCTGCATTTTAGCCCTATGGTTTGGAGTGCTTTTTGCATGGCAAAAAGAGAAAAGTGAGAAAAAACCGAAAATAATCGAAGCGACGGAGCTGCAGGATCCGGAGAAAGTGCAGAAAAATCTTACTGTCAGGCCAGATTCTGCAAAGGAAATTACTCGAGAGATTTATCATATTCAGTCCAGTGGAAAAGGACCAGATGTCACTTACTATATTTCAGCACCAGATATCCAAACCGCAGCGAAAGAAACTGCATCTGCCATCGAAAAGAAAAGTGATGCATTGCCTAAAGCCGCCACTGAGAAAAGTGATCGAACAGTCATTTCACCTGATAAAGAGCGGCAGAAGGTAGACGTCTATAAAATCAACCTGGCAAAGAATCATAAAATCAAAGTGGGGGCTATGACCGCAGGTGGAAAAGCATATGTAGGTGCTGGTTACCAGGCTGGCAGATGGACAGGTATGGTCTATACCCGTACCGGAAAAAAGGTTGAGGCCGGCAGCTTATCCTATTCTGTTGCAGAGTGGTAACCGTTCCCTATTCTTTCCCTATTTCAGGCATGGTGACGAATAGAGTAAGTCGTTATGCGCTTCTAACTAACATAGCCTAGTACTCCTGCCATTAGAATTGAACGATTTGGCAGCTGGCCAAATCAAAGATATAGTGCTTTAGAAAAAAGCGAAACCCCATCTGCTTGCAGATGGGGTTGTTTTTTGCGTGTGGGGAATGGGGGGGATTAAGGAGCTGCACAAGGTGCCATGCTTTTTGCGGCGCTGGCGCCGCAATTGCCTTCTCCTTAACAGTGTGCTGCTTGGCGCGCACTGTTAAGGGGAAGGAAAAGACCCGCTCTGGCCGCAGAGCGGGTCTAGGATGGGGCTCACCCGGGACTGTTGGCAGACTGAGTCCGCACTGCCAGCAAATGGAAAAATAGAAAAAGCCCTTCAGATAGCGGCGAATGTAATTACAATCTTGACCGGATTAATTACGATAATCGCTTATCTGAAAGGCTAACACAGAGCAAGGGACAGGGCACTGCCCTTCCCCTTCTTCATTTTCATTATAGTATTAGGAACGAAAAAAGCTACCTGTTTTTTTAGGTAGTGCTGGCTGGTCCTTAGCGAGGAATTTCCTGCGCAGGCTGAACTAGCACAGTTGATGCAGATCTACTGAGAAAATGTTGACATATACAGAATTGGTTAATAAGTACCAATGAACCGGGGAAATAATGTATAATAAAAGTGGAAAATGGAATTATTCTGAAAGAATTATAGGAAATAAGGTAGTTTATAATGGAACTATGAATTAAGACAACTTCGAAACTATTTCTTAATGTGAATCTCGTGGTATACTGGAGGCGATCAATGAAAAAGGAGATAATCATCATGTCACGCACGCGCCGTCATTTCACGTCGAAATTCAAATCCGATCTCGTCATCGAGCTGCTCAAGGGTGAGAAAGACCTCAACACGCTGGCGGCTGAGAACGAAATCCTGCCGAACCTCTTGCGGAACTGGAAGAACGAGTTTCTCAGCAAGGCAAGCATCATATTCGATGATTCCAGAGAGGACAACCTCAATCAAAAACTCGAGACCGAGCGGAAGGAGAAAGCCTCCTATGCCCGCAAAGTTGGCCAACTCACCATGCAGGTGGATTGGTTGAAAAAAAAATCTGAGGAAATTCTTGGACCGGACTACGAGAAACAGTATTCTCCAAAACCTTTCGAGGAGTGA